TAATACGGCGTGTAGTTGTTACTCATCTTGAATTCCTCACCCGCCGTTTCAATCTCCGTATGCCATCGGATACGCTCAAAGATAGCTTTGCTTGAGTAATGCTTATGCCCTCGCCGAATGACGTCGAACGTGAATCGCTTGAACAAATCGTATACGTGCGGATTCATACGATGCCACCGCCACCATTGCTTTTTAATCGTATCCGATTCCTCGACCTGCTCAATCGCCGCCGCGAAGAGTCCATCGGCGAACGGCATCTCCGCGCGCAATTGATACTTGCGCTGTATCTCGCGCTCGACCTCATCGCCGTACGTCATGATTCGTCCCCCTCATCCGTTCCCAACGCCGCCGCCTCGCAGATATGACACGGTTGCGCGAGCAAATGAAACGGGCAAAACTCCGTCCAATCCTCATCGGTTTCGTATCCACGTTCCGTTCGCTCACCCTCCGGCAAATACCGACCGCGCCACTCCCCAACGCCACCCGTTTCCGGGTGACGTTGAGGCCACGGCGCAAACGACTGCCGGACAATTTTTTCCCACCACTCTTCTTTGCGTTGCATAGGAATTCTCCGGTGTTGGTCGCGTGATTAGAACGGGAGGTCGTCGTCGGTTGGCGGCGGGAAATTGCTAAAATCCGGCGGCTCATGCGCCGACGGTGATGCGATGCGCCTCCCACTTGGTTCCGGCATCTTTACCTCCGGCGCTTTCTCGACCGCCTTCACCTCCGGGAATCCGTCCGGTTGTATGCCCTTATCCTTCCACGAAATCCAAACCGTCGCCGTCGCCGCCTGAATCGCCGCCGCATCTAATCCGTACCCGTACCTCTGCGACGTCTGTGCAAGGTGCATCGCGACCGCATCCCACAACATAAGGTACTGCCCTAGAATCGCATCACGACGGCCCGACGATGACGCCGACGTCGCAACCTTCGCCACACTCGACGGCGCTTCCATCCGCTTCCCCGATGACGGCGCCTCCGGCGTCGCGGGTGAGATATTCCAAAACGGAGCCGCACCCGGACGCTTGTTGTTTGGCGTCCGATAGAACTTCAACGAATTGCCGACGGCATCCGTATACGCGAAATCATCTCCGAAGATTCGCTTCAACTGCGCATCCGCCGACGTCAACGGCAGATAGATGGTATCGACGCCATCGCTAAACAACACCTGTTCGCCATACGTACCCGTGTTCCGTTCGCATACCGTCACCTTCATGGTATGTTCGTCGCCGACGCTCGGTAGCTTAATGATACCCATAGTGTTTGCCTCTCCCTCTTGCGTGTGAACTACAATCACCGACCGCCGAATTGCGGCCCGTGTCCTACTCAATCGCGCGCGCCTTCGCCTAACCAGTTATAGCACGAACGGCACACCAATTCTGAATCAGCGACCACATCTCCGGCATGGCGATACGTCACCATATACCGATATAATTTGACCCGCTCTCCATCCCGACAATAGAAGCACTCGCCCCACGTATCGTGATACGTCACGACACGAACGGATGCACCTTCTCCCGTCTCTATCTGCATACATCCTCCGGTGAAGTTGACCTGATACCCGATATGGTATCGCCCCTAAAATGATACATCCGCAACGTTTCCGCAAGCCCCTATTGGCCCTTGACAAACGTTGCTGACGTAACTACGTCCCACCCGGTACTTGCGTTCCCCTCTGAACCTATGTACTTTGGATTACACCTTACGAGGAGAGTCTATTGCCGCTTGGTAGTGCAACACTTCGAAAGGCAATCAAGGCATACAACGGTCCCGTCAACGGATTCGCCGCCGACGTATTAGGTCGGTCCCGTGTATCCGTATGGCGATGGGTAAACGACCGCGAAACGATTCCTTTGATTGTCGTGCATCGTTTAAAGATGTATCTACGTTTTCCGCATCCCACCCACGCCGACGTACTTGCGCTCGGCACCACACCCGAACCCATCATCGAGGAAGAGTCAACCCATGAGTGAGAACACCGGAATCCTTTACACCGTGAGCGACATCGTGCGCGACTTCAATACGACGCACGGCAAGGTATACCGTATGATTCGTAAGGGGATGATTCCCGCGAACGAAATCACGCAAGAAAAATATAAGGGTCGCAAAGGATGGCGTCATCGCATTACATCGACCGCCGTTGACGCGCTCAATCTTTCACCGCGAACCGTCGTGATGTCGGAGACACCGTATACAGAAGCCAGCGTCGCGTGACCCTCGCGGTTCCCAATCGCAACAATAGGCGCACCACTTTAATACGATATCACTTTCGTAGTAATCCGTAACGGTATCGCGCATAAGGTGCGCTAATTCCTCATCCGACAGCGGGGCGAGCAACGAAGGCATATGTTGTTTGCCCCGCCGTTTTTTCATACAAACCCCACGCGCTTGACCGCTTCAATTGGTAATACAAAATCTTCGCCGTCGTCTTCGTCTGGTACTTCGATGACGCCACCGTGAACGCCTCCCGCATCGTTCACCAATTCGCCGTATCCAACGCGCACCAACTCGCGCACTACATCCAGTAAACACTTCGCGACGATACTCGCGTCAACCGCTGGTACCGATTCAATTTCAATAGACAATCCGTTGCGATGTATAGACACCGATGCGGTACGGTTTGATAGCACATTGGCACTACGCGCAGGTCGCTTCTTACTTGGCATCACTCCTCCGCATATCTGGATTCGTCATTGACATCCCAACTAATCCGCCGTCGGCATGATAGTGAAACGACTGCATCCCACGGGGCGCACCGACAAAACCTTCCGACGCATGCCATCCGTCCGGTGGACACAACGCCGGATGCGTACGCACCACGACGCCGCTCAACGTTTCAACTTCCGCCATTGAATGAAGATGTCCCGTATGTATCTCTCGATACGACGCACCACCCCACGCTTCGCGCGCCTCGACTGCCATCAACTCATGCAATCGCTTTCGCGCCTTATCGCCGTGCGTCAATCCAAACAAGCACTTGCCATACTGTACGTATTTGCGCGTCGTGTTTCTTGCATCTATCGTGACATTGCGCGCGCGCCTAAACTCCGCCGTCAATATCTGACTGAGCGCAACCGTCATTACCGCATCATGGTTGCCCGGAACCAATACAACATCAACGGGACCACGCATTGCCATGTCAGATATGACATCGCATAACGTCGCGACTGCCTCCTCTAACATCTTCTCCACGCGACCATCGCGGTCGAGTGGCGTTCCCTTTGTCGTCGTTCCATGTGGCGTATCGTAATGCAACAAATCGCCAAGACACCACAACGCGCGACGCTCCACAGGTACCGACGTTTCTAACAACTCCGCGACCGATTCGCGAATCAATTGCGTTGCGATAGAGATGTCGTAATCCTTCCATCCCGTTTCGCGACTCCACGCATATTTCCCAATGTGTGGGTCCGACAACACCAACGCTTGCAACGTCCGTGACGTATTACTCTTAGTCTTTGAGTGACCGTATACAATAGGTTTGCGCATCTCAAACGCACCGCGCACCAACGCCTCGACCGCCTCTAATACAGACGGTCCCGCCTTTGGTTTGAGTCGCACAAAGACGCGATGTAATTCCGTCGTCTTTACTTTACCCGTCGCGATGTCTTTCGTTGCGACTTCGTATTTCGTTGCTTCACTCCTATCAATCTCGAAGCGAGTCATATCCGCTTCAATGTGTCGAAGCAAATCGTCAACCGTTTTGATTCGCGCGCCGTTTGCCCGCGCCTCAATACCATCTGGTCCGTTTGTTGCCTCGACTGTCTGTTCCGTCTCAACAACAGGCACAATGTTTTTTGGTTTATCGCCAACCTTTACGCCCAACTTTCCGCGCTTCAACGCCACCGCGGATTCCGTACGCACCGCGCCACCACGATGAAATTCTTTGTTTAACTCCTGTGCTACTGCGCTCGCGCTCATTCCACGCGCCGACAACTCTGACAACCGCGCGGCCTCCTTCGCGCACCACTCAACCAAATCCTTACGAGCGCCCATGATTACTATCGAAGAAAGGTAAGCCCGACGGAAACCGCTAATACACTCGCCACCCATCGCCATCGCTGACGCGACGCGCTTTCCTTTGCCGCAACATCTTGCCATTCGTCAACCTGTTCGCGCAAATTCGCAACGCGCGCCTCACACGTTTCGACGATTGCATAACATGACGCGACCGTCGAATCCGCCACATCACGACGCATATAGACCGTATCCGCGCGCATCACCGTATCCATCACGCGCGCCGTATCGTATTGCGTACGCCACCGTTCCGCCGTTACGACGCGCGCCTTATACACCGTATCCAATCGCGCCTCAACAACGCGCAACGTATCAATACGATACTCCGCGCGCGCGCGCGAAGACGGCATAACGCGCGACGTTACGATATGTCCAACAACTACACCGACACAAAAAGCAACAATGCGTAGTACGTATAAACTACGCATAGTCTTCCAACCGAAATCCCGGCACCATCTCCGGGTCATTCTTCCGCCCCGGCGCAACCTTTGCATGCGTCGTCACCGGGATGTTGCCATACTTTGCGCGCACGTTTTTAATCACTTCTTGCATCGCCACCTTCTGCTTTTCCGTCAACGCTTCCTTGCCATCGTTGCGGTTGGAAAAGCTCAAACCAATTGAAACCCCATTCACATCTTTCTTCCCGTTCCACTCCGACTTTCCAGCATGCCACGCACGACGGTCGTACGGCACACAGGTGTAAACCGTACCATCGCGACCGATGACGACATGGTAAGAAACTTTGGAAACGGAAGATTGTATCCAAGAAAGACATCCACGCTCCGTTGGTGAAGCATCAGCGTGAAGCACAATGACTTCGACCTCATTGCTTCCACGCGCATTGTGGTTTGGTGACGGGTGGGTGCAACTCATTTCCGCACCTTCAGTACGCCAAACTTTTTGCCGTGCCACGCCGCCGCCCACATAAACAAACCACCGAATCCGCAATTCATCACTACTTCCGTAAGCGGTGGTACACTCATCATCAACACATTTAACAATGCGCCAGACACCACCAACGCAAGCGATACCTTAATGATGTAATAGCTCGTCTTGCTAAACTGGTCAATCTGTTTCACGCCATCACCGATAGCCGTGAATAGCATGATATAAAACGCCACGCCACCAAACGTGATAAGCCCATTGGCAATTGCATTAATCAATCGGAGCATTTTTCGCCTCGGGGAAAATTTTCCCAATGATAAGTTCGACGCCGCGCTGACCCAACACCCCAAGCAGAAAGGCCATCGCGCTCATCGTCTGTTGACTTGCCTCGGCACCAGTTAGCGAAAAGACTAAAGGCGTCAGAAAGTACGCTGACGACGTACCAGCAGAAATTGCTAGAATGTTGTCACGTAGATTGCCGTGTGACGATTTGCCAACAGCAATAAGTGAACCAAAAAACCCAGCAACAATTAGCATAAAGTCAGACTTGTCGTTTGCCATATCGCATCAAATAGGAAAGGGTGGATAAGCGTACAAAGGTGAATTTGGTACTTGTGTTCCGTTGGCGTACGCGCGCAAACGAAAGTAGGTATTGTCGAGTGACGTAAATCCCGGCAATCCTTCTACTGAATCAACGATTGATGTCGTGCCCGTACCAGACAAATACTGAAACTGACTGTACGTCGCGCCGTAATCGAAACTGTAATCCAAATACGTATCTGTCACGTTAAGACTTGAACCGCTTACGTACGACCATGACGCATTGAAGCCACCATAGAGAGGGTCCGTGGTTGCCAGAACAACAAACGATGTGATGTTTGGTGCCGTTGCCGCATGATTGTAATTGTACCACGACGTCATAAGATACGGCGCGGAAGTCGATGGCTTACTCGCCGACCAAACGTTGATAGGTACCGGACTTCCATTCGGCAACCCGCTCATCGTCAAACCAGTTGCCGATGGCACACCAAGTTCAATGCGAATTGCATCGATTGAAATTGTGCCACTTGCCGGAAGTGTCATGGCCGCGACTCCACAATATCGGCAAGCTCCTTAATGGCCTCAATCAATAGCGAGACAATATTGCCATAGGCGACGTGCTTCATTCCCGCGCCATTCTCACCAACTACTTCTGGCAATACAGCTTCAATTTCCTGCGCAATCACGCCAGCGTGACGCTGTGTGGCATCGTGCGTATCCGTACGTGTAAACGTTACGCCGCGGATTGCACGTACCTTTGCCAATGCATTTTCAATGACTTCGATGTTGGTCTTTACGCGCGCGTCAGAGTACGCCGTAACGTTTTGCGTTGCAAGAATGTTGCCACTTACGTGCAACCGCTCCGATGGACTCGCCGTACCAATACCAACGTTACCGTCAACCAAGACAAGGTTGTAAAGATTGAACGACGTGTTGGCGGCGTTTGGTGTGACAAACTGGGTACCATTGCGAAACAGGATTTCTCGCCCGTCGCCATTGAACGACCCATTCGCGTTGCCGCTTGGGTCGTAATTGAACGCGACCGTCACCGCACCAGTATTCGGCGTTGGATAAGAGTTTGAAGAACTCCCAACCATCAACACACGATATGAGCCAGAATATCCCCAATATGTCGACGTCAATGCGGGGCGACTATAGCCCCCTTCTCCAACCGTAAGGTTTCCTGTTAAATGCAACTTTGAAAATGGACTCGTCGTTCCAATTCCGACGTTGCCGTCGTTTCTTACAAAAAAACCAGTACCGACTTGCGAGTACGCTCCGATGACAAACGTTCCCGTGCTTCCTGTGCTTCCGCTACAGTCAATCTGCAATCCGTAAGCGCCAGCACCATAATTTTTTACACCAAGAACCCAATCGCCCGTATCGTGCGTTACCTGAAGCCGCTTATTCGGACTCGTCGTCCCGATGCCAAGATTTCCACTTGCCGTAAAGATAAACTTTTCAGATGCAGAACCGTCCGTATAAATGCGAACGTTGTAGCCAGTTTCGGCAGAAAGGCACAAGTCGTTCGACGTATCGCCGTACCAGCTACCCTTATTGAGTAGGTAGCCAATCGCAGACCCATTCTTGCGAACACCGAATGCTCCACCACCAGTATTTGTGGAGTTATCGGAAACGATAGTGCCATAGTTTCCGGAAGCTTTGACGTGCAACTGCGTTGCAGGACTCGTCGTGCCGATGCCGACGCGGTTGTTTGTGCTATCAACGTATAGCGTGTTGGTGTCAACCGTTAGGTCGCCGTTTACCGTGATTGAATCCGTAAACGTGTAGAGCGCACCCGGAAACGTCCCCGCCGTAACATTGTTTGCAGAGATTGTCGTTGTTCCGGGCGGTGTCGCCCACGTGCCATCCGCGCGCAAAAAGTTTGTTGTGCCACCACCGGACGCTGGCGCATATCCCGCCGCGCTTGCCGTGAAGTTCGGAGGCGTTGCCCACAACACATCGCCCGTGGTACCAGATGAGCGAAGGAACTGACCCGACGTACCAGCAGACACGACATCGAACGCGCCCGTGCTTGGGTCATACACCAATACCCGAGTGCCCGTACCCGACACCGAGTAACTGGTCTTGTTCGTCCCGCCGTTCGCAATCGCAACGATACCCGTAACGTTCGCCGCGCTTCCGCTGATATTGCCAGTAATTTTGCTCCCGGCAAGCGACGTAATCCAAGACGGGTTCGCATAGGAACCGCTTGTCGAAACCGCATCCGTAATCCCGTATCCCGCAATCGTGGTAGGCGTTCCCGTAATCTTTGACCACGCCAACGATGTAATCCATGACGGATTTGCGTATGAACCACCCGTCGATACGCCGTCTGTAATCCCGTATCCCGAGAGCGTCGTCGGCTTACTCGTGATGCTAGAGAACGGAAGCGACGCCGTAAGCGTACCCGAAACCGTTAGGTCATTCGTAATCGTATACGACGTTCCACTAAAC